ATATGGCAAAGTGGGAGACTGCGTTCGACAAGACCCACAACCAGATCATCGACATTGCGGATTCTATCAACTACCTGGGCGGTCACATGTCTACCACGGCGGCGGAAATCGCAAGCGTGGTGAATACGTCCGGCGGCGTCGGCCAGACAGCCGGCGTTGACCTGCACACGACTTCTGCGCTTGCAGCCACCATGCTGGCTATGGGTGTTAATGATGGAAAGGCCGGAACAAGCCTGAACCGTGTGTTTACAAACATCACCCTTGGCAACAGTGCAACGGATGCGCAGGTGGGCGCATGGAACAAACTCGGTTTTGATCCTGTGCAGATTGCAAAGGATATGCAGTCCACGGGGCCGAACGGAGAAGATGGTGCAGCAAGCACTCTGTACAAAGTCTTTGAGGCAATCTCGAAACAGGACAAGTACCAGCAGACTGCGACCATCAAGACACTGTTTGGACAGTGGGCCATTGAGGGCGTTTCAAAAATTGTGGGCAACTTGCCTGCGTTCCAGAATGCCTTGCTTATGGCTGGTGATACCAGCGCATACAGCGGCAGCATGGAGAAAGAATTGCTTGTTCGTCTGGACACCAGCAAAGCGGTAAGCCAGATGGCAAGTAATGCGACAGACCGCCTGCTTATCAATGTGGGCAATCAGTTCCTTCCGGCAAAGAAAGAACTGACATCCATGTGGATCGACATAGCAAACGGTATCACCGAGAGCTTGCCAGATCTGTCCAACATCGTCAATGGCATTCTGCCGATGTTGCACTCCGCGCTGCTTGGAATTGGCAATGCGGCGCAGGCGGCATTGCCGTGGATCCAGAAGGGCATCGACTACACTGCAGAGCATGGGCCGGAAGTGGCAGGGGCCATTGCTGCCATAGTCGCGGCGTTCGGAGCTATGAGCTTTGCACCGACGGCTTATAGCACAGGATCCTCGCTGCTGAACACCATCGGGAACATTGCAATCGGCGGAAAACCGAGCGGTGCCCCAGGCGGAACATTCGGAGGCATCACTGTCCGAAATCTGATGGGCGCACTGACACCCACAAGCCTGATCCAACGGGCAGTTGGTGGCGCATCCTTTGTAAAATCGAATGCCGGAATGTTTGCTGAAAATGCAAAGTACGGCGTTCAGATGGCCGGTGCCGGAGCGCAGCAGCCCACAACGCGCCTTGGAAAAATTGGGCAGACGTTGGACGGCGCTGGTGTCGGCATCTGGGCAACACTGAAAAATTTCAAGGGCCTGCGAAGCGGAACCAAGAAAGGAAACACCGGTTTTGTAAATGATGTGCTGGAAGCTAGCACGAACGGTGGCCTGCTGGGCGTGCTGAAAAACTCCGGCTCCGGTAGGTATGTTTCCAATGTCGGGCAATCGCTGGGCGGCCTGAAAAATGCTCTGGTGGGGTTCGGAAGCGGCAATCCGGTTGGACGATTTATCGCCAAGACCGGCGGTGTTGCGGGACAGATTCTTTCCGGCATTGCAGGACCGAACGGTCTTGACCTTGGAGGTATGGCCGGTGGAGTGAAAAATTTCCTCGGTGCAGGAAAGACGGTCATTGGAAATGGGCTGTCCAATGCATGGCAGACCGTCAGCCAGTCCAAAGTGGGTTCTACCGTCCTCGGTGTCGGCAGCAAGGTGGCGGGTGCAGCATCCAAAATCGGCGGCGGCGCTTTGAGCACGGTGAAGGGAGCTTTGAATGTCGGCGGCGCAGGGCTGAACGTACTGGGTACGATGGTAGGCCCAGTGGCCGCAAAACTGGGCAGCGGATTCATGGCACTGCTTGGCACATTCGGCCCAGTTATTACCGGCATCGGTACAATCGTTGCGGCAGTCTCGTTGTTGGGAGATCACTTCGAGGACATCCGCAACATCGTCGGAATGGTATTTGGCGAGGGCGGGCTTGCCGTCTTTGACAAATTCACCGGAAAGATAGCGGGTATCGGCGACACCGTGAAGCAGGTGTTCGGGCAACTCACCACCCCGGAGGGCTTGCAGAGCATCCAGGAAAAGCTATCCGGCTTCAGTATCGGAGGGCTAAATCTGGGTGACGTGTTCGGAGCTATGACCCCTGCCATCCAGACGGTTATGCCGTTGATTGAATCGTTCGCCGGTGTGTTCTCTCAGATTGTAGATCTGGGAGTAAACCACATCAAGCCGGTGCTGACTGAGATCTTCGGCTTTATCGTGAATGAAGGCATTCCGGCGGTCATGCCGCTGCTGTCTACGGTGGTAAGCCTGGTAGGCACCACACTGGTCAACGCCATCAAGGTGGCGGTGGATCTGGTGGGTAAGGTGCTTCCTGTGGTAGAGCCTGTGATTCTGGGCATCATCGGCTTCCTGAAGCAGGTTGCAACCATCGGCGTGAAAGCGGTCAACTTCATCATTGGGGCGCTGAACAAAATTCAGCTCACAATACCGGAAACGCTGTTCGGCATTCCGGTTCCGGTGATCGGCGGTAAGTCGTTCGGATTCAACCTGTCACCCGTGTCCGTCCCGGCATTTGCCAACGGCGGCATGACGCAGGGACCGTCTATTGCTGGTGAGGCTGGCCCGGAAGCCGTTATCAGCTTCCGGCGCGGCGTTCGTGAAAAGAACATTGATACCTGGCTGACCGCTGGTAAGCTGCTGGGCGTTGGTCTGGGTGATCTGCTGGGGTTGCCCGGCAGAAAGCCGAAGATGTTCGCGGACGGTGGTTTTACAGAAGAAGATTCTAACCTGATCGACTTCAACAGAGCACGTCGCCAGCAGTATTACAACCAGGTGGCTCAAAGTTTTGACACTATGGTTCAGCCTGTTGCAGCGGCATTGGTACTGGGGTCCGACGCTGGTGTGGCGTTCAGCCGTATCACGGAGATCGCCAACTATGCAGTAGATGGGCTGGAAACTCTGGCGGCAATGCCGACACCTACCGTGTCGGATGACCAGGGCAAAGCCCAACAGCTGCTGAACACCGGAATCGGGAAAGTGATTGCTGGTGCCAAGTCTGTTCTTGCAAACGAAAATACTCAGAAGGCAATCCGGTTTATCCGGGGAGCAGATGCGGAAAAGGCAAAGCTGGAATACGCTGCAAACCCGGACAACTACGACCTGAGCAATGTAAACTTCTTCCCGACGGCTGGAAACAGCGAACTGACAAGGCAAAATCTGTCGATGCTGGCAGACCTTCAGAACTACCAGCAGGAAGTAGAGCTGAAGCCCATCGGCGGGAGCGAAGATGCTTCTGGTGGCAGCACCGGGAACCAGCGCGGTGGATCGAGCAACAGCTACCAGCGTACCTATACGAGTTCCAGCGGAAACACATATGTTTATGCACCAAACTTCACCATCTACGGCAGCATGAATGCCGAAGATCTACGTTCCATTATGGACGAAGGTTACGAGAAGTTCTGCGAGTATGTGGAACGGTACGAACGCGAAAAGAGGCGCACGCAGTATGGCACTTGATTACACCACAAAGTCCGGTGACACCTGGGATCTGATTGCCCTGAACGTGTACGGAAGCGAGCTGAAAGCCGATTGGCTGATGCAGAACAACCCCAGATATATTCATATCGTCCGGTTCGATTCCGGCGCGGTGCTGTCAACACCAGCTCTGCCGGCTGAAAAGAGCGGAGACCTTCCGCCCTGGAAGGCAGGTGCATGATGGTACTGACAGCAGCGAGACCCAAAGGAAGGCAGGCTGCGGTTCTTCTGACCTACGAGAAAACCGATATTTCGGAAGAAATCGCACCTGATCTGGAAAGTTTCAAGTACACGGATGTGGCTGAATCCAAAAGCGACAGTGTGAGCATTACAGTCAATGCCAAAGCTGCCAAATGGAAAAATGACTGGATGCCGGAAAAGGGCGTGAAGCTCTACCCGGCTATTGTTGTAAAGGACTGGAATATCGGGGGCATTGAGAGCGGCTACAGAGATTACAGCGCCGAGTGCGGGGCATTCGTGCTGGATGATCTTAGTTTTGCCGGTGCACCTGATTCGCTGACGATGGGCGGCGTGGCAAAGCCGAACGACACCAGCTTCAGCGAGAGAAACCGGACCTTTACATGGAAGAACACCAGCGTAAAGAAAATCGCTGAAACCATTGCAGGCCGTTACAAATTGGAGCTGAAGTTTGAGGGAGACGACCACGGCATTGATGCAAAGGAACAGGACGGAACAGATAGTGCCTTTCTGCAAGATCTGTGCAGCACCTATGCACTGGTTATCAAAGTCTACACTTCAAAGCTCTGGGTGTACGACCGGGAAAAGTACAAGGCGAAAGATCCTGTATGGACGGTATATGAGAGCCGGCCCGTTGGAAATCCGACGGCCCTGTGCGTAGAGCCGGGAAGTTTCAAGTGGAACACAAAGCTGACTGGAACATACACGGGCGGCCTTTATACCTACACCAACAAACAGAAAAAAATCAATATCAACGTCAAGGTGGGCACGGACGAACGCCAGCTTAAACTTACTGGAAAGGTAAGCAGCGAGGCAGACGCAAAAGCCCGCCTGATAGCGGCCATCAAGAATGCCAACCACGGAGCAACCCAGATCAGTTTTACGATGTTGGGCTATCCGGCCGGCGCTTCAGCGCAGTGCTTTAACCTAGTTGGCTATGGAAAGATGGACGGAAAGTATTTCGTTGATCAGATGGAACACAGCATATCTCCATCCAGCGGCTACAAAACACAGGTCAAGGCCAGCAAAGTGGAAAAGGAGGATTTCGCATGAGCAGTGAAGTGAGATTCGGCAATGTGAGTTCTATCGACTATGAGGCTGGAAAGTGCGAAGTTACTTACCCAGACAGGGACGACACCGTTACGGAAATGGTGCCGTTTCTGTCCAATGGCGAGTACCAGACACCGGAAGTTGATGATCTTGTGCTTGTCCTGCATCCAGGAGAAAGCCCGGAGGATGCTGTTGTGGTGGGCACCGTCTGGAATGAAAAGAACAAACCGCCTGAAGGAAAAGAAAAAGTCTACCGAAAGGATTATGCCAACTCACGAGGAAAGGCATATCGGAAGTTTGATGCAAATGCAAAAGAACTGACCGACTATGTGGACGGAAAGAAAATCCTGAAGGCGAAAAGTCTTGAGATCCAGGTGGGCGGTGCAACCGTGACCATCAGCGAGGGCGGAGAAATCAAGGTGACATCCCCGGCGGGGATCACGCTTGCAGCATCCGGCGAATTGAAAATGACGGCATCGACCATCAATGCGACCGCTGGAACAGTGAACATCCAGGGCGGAGGTGGCGATGTTGTTGTGTCCGGCAAATCGCTGGTATCGCATACGCACACCGGAAACCTTGGCAAGAAAACATCCGCACCCCTGTAAGGAGGTTTTGGAATGTATGTTGGAATTTTCGGCGATGTGATTTTCTCCGTGGGACACCTGCGTGTGCTCACCCCGTCAAACTTCAAGGGAACGACCGGCGCAAACTGGGCGGAACATGAAGTTCTGGGAGGAAAAGCACGAGCAGAGTATTTATCACCGAAACTGAGAGAGTACACCTTTGATATTCTTCTGGATGCAGCACTCGGCGTGAATCCTCGCAAGATGCTGAACCGTCTGACAGAAATGTCAGAGAACGGAGAGATTCATTACCTGATTATCGGGTTTGCACCGGTATCGCAAAACAAGTTTCGGGTCACTGAAATAAGCGACAGCTGGGATTCGGTGATAAAACACGGGCTTTTGATGCAGTGCAAGGTGAGCCTGACCATAAAGGAGTACATATGATCGACTTCAGCAGCACGGTGGTTGAGCTGTCCGGTGACAGCGAAAAACAAAAAGAAGTGCAGGACATTGCAAAGTGCCTTCGCACACTGTATTCCACACCAATCGGGAGCCAAGAGGGCGACAGAGAACTCGGAATCAATCCAAACATATTTGTCGATAAGCCACTTCCGGTGGCAAAGGGATTATATGTGGCTGAGGTAACAGAGAAAACCGCATCGTTTGAGCCGCGGGCAAGAGTGGTGCGGGTGGACTGGCTGGACAGTGATGTGCTGCATGGCGTTGTAATTCCAAAGGTGGTGTACGAGCTTGTCTAAAATAAAAGAGTTTGAGAACATCCCGGACATCGACATTGAAGGCGAAGAAACGCTGGAAGAAGCTGTGGCCGATTGCAAGGCACTGTTTGGCAAGTACAACAAAGAACTTTTCAACGGTGAGGTATCGTTGGAACGGTGTTCTGAAGCACGGCTTGTCCTTTTGACACTGGCACATCGTTCGCATCACAACATGGAGTACAGCACGGCGTGTCTGAAAGCGGAACTGCTGCCTACGAGCACGGGGCCGAATTTGGACAACCTTGCTCCGCTTGTTGGAGTGGAACGCCTGGAAGCCGGAAAAGCCACGGCGGTTATTCGATTCACACTGTCTGCGCCGAGAACGAGTGCAACCGGAATCCCGGAAGGAACACAGGTGAGAACGGCAGACAAACGGTATTTCAAAACCGAAAAGTATGCGGAGATCTTACCCGGCGAACTGACCGTGGACGTAGTTGCCGTGGCGGATGAGGCAGGAAGCAACAGCGATGGGATTGCCGAAGGCGAAATCAATGTGCTGGTGGATCCTATCCCGTATGTGTCCGGGGCAAAAAGTGTTTCGGCAAGCACGGGCGGTACGGATACGGAAGGTGACGATTCATTTACCAGACGTATCAACTATGCACCTTCGATTTTCTCCGTGGCCGGTCCGGTGGATGCCTATGAATACTTTGCATCGAGCTGGCGGTCCGATGTGGCAGATACGAAGATCGTTTGCAAGGAAGGATACACGATCCACATTTACTTTCTGATGGCCGGAGGCAGAGTTCCGACAAGGGAAGAATGTACCGGAATGCAGGAATATTTCGACACGGTAAAGCGCCCGATGGGTGATCTGGTTCTTTGCCATGCGCCGGAAGAAATCCCGTATGACATCGAGCTTACTTACCATATTGCCTTGAGCAATGTCAAGAATGCATCGACGATTCAGGAAAATGTGGAAGCAGCTGTGAAGGAGTATGAAACCTGGCAGAGAAAAATCGGCCGGGACATCGAACCGGCGGAGCTGATTATGCGTGTACGGGAAGCTGGTGCGAAACGCCCACGTCTGTTGACACCGGTCGAAACAACCGTCTCCGAAATTCAGGTGGCAAAGCTCCGAAGCTGCAAGGTGACATACGGAGGAATCGAAGATGATTGAACTCCACGAAGTCGGCCTAGTCGAAGGGCTACCGCCTGATGTTGCCAAAGAGCCATGGGTACAGATCCTTGATGCAGTTTTCAGGGAGCGGCGCAAGAAGGAACTGGAAGCTGCCGAACGCTTGAAAATCTACACGGATATTGACCGTGCAGATGAGGCGGTTCTGGATATTCTTGCGGTTCAGTTCCGCGTTGACTGGTACGACACCAGCTATCCGATTGAAACAAAGCGCAGGATCATCAAAACTGCGCTGGAAGTCCGTCGGTACTGCGGAACGGAGTGGGCAGTCCAAAAGGCGCTGTCCTCGATTTATCCGAATGTGAAGATAAGTGAATGGTATGACTACGGAGGAAGGCCGGGCTACTGGCGAATGAACGTAGACATTACCGATGATGGTGTCATTTACTACACACCGGAAGAAATTGAAAAGCGCCTTGGTTATGCCCGGCGCTGTACCGCTCACCTTGAGCACATCATCTACATCGTCGAACCGCATGAACGGTCGCCCGCTTATATCGCCGCCGCACCCTGCGGAATGGCTGCCTTTTGCACCGTTCGGCTGCCCGGAAGCATCAAACCCCGCGCCGTCACGGCTCGTGGCTATGTTGCCGGTGCTATGAGCGCAGCGCGGATGCAGACGACCGTTGAACTGCCCGGAGCCATCCACCCGAAAAACATCACCGCGCAGGCATACGCCACCGGCGGGCTTGCGCACACGCACGAAACCGTAACCATCAAGATTGGAGGACAGACAACATGAGCTGGGAAAAATCCAGTTATACAACTGCCGGTGCCGCGCTCCTGTCGGAATCCCTCTCCGGCGGCGCGCTCACCATCACCCGCGCCGTGAGCGGCACCGGCATCGTTGAAACCGACTTGTCGGCAGAAACGACCGTCAGCGGCGAAACGCACGAACTGACCATCCTTGCGATTGACACCGTAAAGGACGGAGAGGAAACGGCCCGGAAAGTCAGCATCCAGATTACCGGAGCAGAAAGCACTTACATCATGCACCAGATCGGCGTATATGGCCGCCTGAATGATGATGCCGAAGTGCTGCTGTTCATCATGCAGGATGAACGTGGAATCGAAGTCCCTGCATCCAGCGTGAACGCTGATTTTGAAATTGAGATTGCTGCCCTTATTGCAATCTCGAACAAAGCAAAAATCGAAATTGCCCTCAGCCCGCAGATGCAGGCTTTGATGAAGCTGGTCAAGGCCGAAATTGAGAAGCACAACGCCGCCGCTGATGCCCATGCAGCGACCATCACGGCAGCGGTCAGCGCAGCCGTGAAGAACCTGTCTGAATCCGGGGAAATCCTGAACGAAGAACAGGTAAAGGCTCTTATCAAGGAGCAGGTGGACGGCGGCACAGGCGGCGGCTACTATGGCTCCTACAAACTCACCCTTGCAGCTGACGGGTGGAAGCCCGCCCGCAGCGAGGATGATTACGAAAACGCTGGCGGTATGGATTACTACCAGTGCATTTATGACGCAGAACTGTCGGACAGCACCAGCGAGCTTGTACCCGTTGGCGTTGTATCTCCTGGCAGCTTCTATACTACGACCAAAGCGGGCGTCCTGAACGGGTGCGAAACGCATGATGGTTTCATCAGATTTTTCGCTCAGCGCATCCCGGAAGCAGATATTCAGGCGACCGTAACCCTGTTCGGGAAAGGAGGTGGTTCGGGTGAAACCGGTAGCGTAAGCATCGGTCAGGGCTTGAAGCGTGACGCGAGCGGCGCTATTGCCGTCCGCATTGGCGAAGGCCTTGACTTTGACAGTGCAAACGCGCTGACTGTCCGCAAAGAAACCGTTATGACGAGCGAAGACCTGCTGAACGAGGAAGAAACGCAGCAGGAAATCGTTGATATGCTGAAATAATTTTAGGAGGACACTATTATGTCTAAGCAGATTTCTACCAAGACCACCATCCGCAACCTGACCGCCGAGATCAAGAAGACTTTCGTCAAGAAGGACGCCTTTACCCCTGTGCAGACCGCAGCCAACGCTGCTATCAAGTCTCTTGGCGTTGACGGCAACACCGTGAACTTCTACACCTCTACCGACAAGAGCGGCACTGCTGCTTTCTCCGTTGACTTCCCCTCTGAGTTGTTCCTCGACCAGACCAAGACCACCTTCGCGGCCAAGTTCAAGTTCGATGCTGCGACCTACCCCGGCGCCACCGACCCCAAGCTGGACGGCAAGCCGGTCATGGTTCTGGCCGTCAAGGGTGAGAACCCCGACAACTGCACCTACTCTTTCCTGAACATGGCTGCTCTGGTCGATACCTACGCCGCAAAGACCACCGGCAAGGATGCATCCACCACCGTTACCATCGCTGGCTATGAGGTGGATGTCAAGGTCAATGTTTCCGCTGCTGCGGGCAACGCTCTGATTCTGAAGGACGACGGTCTGTATGTTCCCACCCCTGAGGAAGTGGACATTTCCGGCAAGGCCGATAAGGTCACTGGTGCCACCACCGGCAACTTTGCTGCACTGGATGGCGAGGGCAATCTGACCGACAGCGGTAAGAAGCCTGCGGACTTCGTGGGCGCCGAGGCTGGCAAGCGCCTGATGAGCGATGCCGAGGGCGAAAAGCTGGCCGGTGTCTCTGAGGGCGCAACCAAGACTGCCGCCAGCTCCACCAACGGCAATGTGAACATCGACGGCAAGGAAGTCGTCGTGTACACCGAGCCGGAGAATGTTCTGCACGACGAGGACGTGGAGGACTTCTCCGCAGAGGAGATCGCCGCTCTGCTGGCTGACGCTGACTAAGACATGAGGAGGTAAGCTCTATGGCAAAAGCGAAGGTCAAAACGCTTTTGGGCACAGGGCTTGCCGCGCTTTGCAGCCACATCAAGCAGTGCAACACCGCACTCGGAGACCTTTCCGAAACAACGGCAAACGGATTCGAGGAAACCGATGACATCCTGCACGAAAAGCAGGATGTCACGGCTGCGGTGTCTTTTACGATTCCGGTCGATGGCTGGGGCGAGGATGATTCCTCCCCCGGCTATTTTTATTGTGACATCCCCATTGCGGGCCTGTTGGCTACCGACATTGTGGATGTTACGGTACTGCCGGAATTTTACGATGTGGCGGGTGCGGTGGGCTTTATTGCGACCGAAAGCCTCGAAGGAAAGCTGCGGCTGAGGGCCGCCAAAGCTCCGACCGAGAAAATTTCTGCACAGTATCACATTACAAGCACCGTGAAATACACGGATGCACAGGAAGGGGGAACCTAAATGGCATACGGTTCTTTTAACGCAGGCCCCGGCAAGGCGCCGGATGAAGATGTTGTCCGCACTGACCAGATCGGCATTCCGGGCGGCATTGCCACGCTGGATGCAGACGGCCACCTGACCGAGAGCCAGCGGTGGGAAGTGGACGGCTACAAAAAGGCCGAGACCGACCAGCGCATCAGCGCAGCCGTGGACGCTCACAACGGTGCGGAGAACGCCCACAGCGACATCCGTGCCAGTGTGGCAGCTATGAACGCCAGCATCAAGGCCATTGAGCTGAAGTTCGGCACGAACGTCACGAAAAACCCGTTTTCTGCCACGTTCGGCAGTCTGGACGGCCTGACCGTGACCGGCGCGTGGAATGCCGAGCAGGCAAGGGTGGAGTTCTGACGATGGCTGAAACGTTCAAGGTCGGCGCGAATGCGCGGGAGCTGCTGCGGTACACCCAGAGGGCAACCCGCATTGTCACCGACGACATCAGCCGGAGCGATGCCCGGAAGATCATCCAGAAAGTCGCGGCGCTCGAAGATGTGCGCGACATCCAGAAGGTGTGCGGCACTGCCGTCCATGCACTCGACACACGGGACAGGGAGGGCTTTTCCAAAAGCACTTTCCGTCTGTACGGTGAGGGCATCCGGCTGACCGCCCGGCAAATCCTGCTGGATGCACACGCGGCGAACAACGTGAATTTCCAGACCGACTACGACAGGCGCGTTGAGAAGATCGGCGCGGTCGTGGACGGCTGCTCTCTACTGCTGGAATACCTGACCATCTGCACGGAGGAAGGTATCATCAGCGCGAAGAAAGCCGGTATCTGGACAAAGAAGGTCACGGACGTAAAATACCCGGCGATGAAGTGGCTCACGTCGGAACGCGGACGTGCCGAAAAACTCCGGGCAGAAGCGGAACGGAAACGGCTGACCGAACAGGCTGCCGCCCTGAAAGCCGTCCTTTACCCGGAACCGTAAACGCACAGCGGGCAACCGCTTTGCATAAAGGGTGCGGTTTGTTTGTCTGACGCTGCCATTTGGTGGCTGCGCTCTCCGAACACCAACAATAACAACAACGTCTGGAACGTCAACACCGATGGATCCAACAACAACAACTGGTACAACAACTCCTATGGTGTTCGCCCCGCTCTGATGGAACCGTGTGACGAGTAGGCATAAGCTGAAAGCAGTGCGCCCATCAAAGGAAACCGCATCCTGTCGCTTGCCGATGCAGGCAAGTGATAAATACATCCCGCTGAGGTGGGCCATCCCTGCCGGATGCAGCCCACTACCGCAACGCGAACCAGCGGAGGGTAATTTTGACATACGAAGAACTGTGCAGCTTTGAGGTACTTTACAAAGCCTACCTTGAAGCCCGGAAGGGAAAGCGCAGTAAAAGCAAAACAATCGAGTACGAGGCGCAGGCGCTGGCCTGCACGGAAAAGCTCTCCCGTAAGCTGGCTGTCTGCAATGTGCGGCAGCCAGACGGGAGCATTCGGCAGCAGATACGCTATGTGCCAAGTAAGTTTGAGGTCTTTGCCGTCTACGAGCCGAAGCGCCGCATGGTACACGCCCCCGCATTTGTGGACAAGGTGGTGCTGCACGCTCTGGTCGATAACATCCTGTATGATGCCCTGACAAAGAGCTTTATCCGGGACAGCCACGCCAGCCAGACCGGAAAAGGCACAGACGACGGCCTGATGCGCCTGAAAACCCACATGGTGGACTATTACCGCCGTGAGGGCCACGGCGCGGACGGCTGGGTGCTGAAAGGCGATGTGCGGCATTTCTTTGCCAGCATCGACCACCGGAAGTTAAAACGCAAGCTCAAGGCCGTGCTGGACAAGCGCGGCGTTGACCCGCGTGTCTATGAGCTGCTTTGCATCTACATCGACGTGATGGAGGACGGCTTGCCGCTGGGCTACCAGACGAGCCAGCTCTTTGCGCTGATGTTTTTGGATGAGTTTGACCACATCATCAAAGAGAAGTACCGCATCAAATACTATGGCCGATACATGGACGATTTCTATATCATCTGTTCGGACAAGCGGAAATTACAGTGCATTCTCCGGGATGTGCGGGCGCTTATGGACAGTTACGGACTTGAGCTGAACCAGAAAACCGCTATTTTCCCGCTGCGGAACGGTATTGATTTTCTGGGATTCCATAGCTACCTGACCGACACCGGCGCGGTCATCCAAAAGCTGCGCCGGGATAGCTCCAAGCGGATGAAGAACAAGATCAGATATTGGGAGACGGCATACCCCGCAGGCGAAGTGACCAAGCAGGAAATCCTGCGGAGCTTTGATGCGTGGGATGCCCATGCCGCCCATGGTGATACTTACTCTTTACGCCGCAAGTACGCTGACCGGCTCGAAAAATTGCTTGACTGTAAAATCCCTATCCATCGAAAAATCAACTCGAACAAACTCGCGCGTGACAGACGGCGGGCGAGGCAATGCCGCTGCATCTACAAGAAGCAGCACAAAGCCCTGTCCCTCTCTGTATCGCAGAACACGCGGCCCGCGGAGATCATGCCGTGGGCCTGAACGAAAACAAGGAGGTAACAATGGCAAACGTAAAACTGGGCACGAAAGCCGTTGGCAGCATTGTCAAAATCAAAGTCAACGGCGCGTCCAAAGGTTTTATTGTTGTGCAGCAGGGCAACCCGAACACCAGCACCTATGATTCGAGTTGCAATGGAACGTGGCTGCTGATGAAGGACATCTACACCACGTCCACGTTCGGCAACAATAACTCCTACAAGGATTCCAGCATCCACACATACCTGAACGGAACGTTCTACAACCTCATCGACAGCAACATCCGGGCGGCTATTAAGCAGGTGAAAATCCCGTACCAGAACGGCACTGGTTCCGGCGGCAGCCTTGCCACCGGCTCCAACGGCCTGAGCACCAAAGTGTTCCTGCTGTCTGGTTATGAGGTTGGCTGGACGACCAGCGACAACGGCTATTTCCCGAAGGACGGTGTGAGGCTGGCATACTTTGGCAACAGCTCCAGCGGCAACAGCAAGCGTGTCGCCTACAACGGCAGCAGCGCTGCCGTTTGGTGGCTGCGCTCTCCGTACACCTACGATTACCGCAGCGTCTGGGGCGTCTACACCGATGGATCCTACAACTACGGCTGGTACGACTACTCCTATGGTGTTCGCCCCGCTTTCATTCTTCCCTCTACACTCGTGGTCTCTGACGATGGCACGGTCAGTGTCAACACTGCACCTACCGTCAGCACGGACGGCGCAGCTCTGGGGCAGAAGAACGCGGCCTTTGCGTGGAAGTACACCGTCAGGGATGCCGACGGCGACACCTTGGCCGTCACCGAAAAGCTGGACGGCAAGACCACCAAGACCCGCACCGGCGTTGCCAGCGGCACGGCCCTGACCTTTGAGCAGACGGCCAGCGCTGCCGGATTCCAGAAAATCCTGAACGGCAACCACACCATCACCGTTGAGGTGAGCGACGGCAAGGAAACCGTCAGCACGTCCGCGACCTTTACCAAGGCCGTCCACGCTGCAAGCGTGACGCTGGCTGAACCGTTGGCCGTTGAGGGCGACATTACCGTTGCCGTGCTTCAGGTGACCGGCTCCATCCCCGATGATGCGAAGTTCAAAGCCGAAGTGACCAACAACGCACTCGACAGCTCCCCGGTCTGGCAGGATGCCACGACCGAGGTAAAAAAAGGCGTGAACATCGTCTTTGAGAATAAGACCGCCACCAACGGCGCGGCGTTTAACTTCCGCGTCAGCGTGGAGCGCGGCGAATCCGGCGAGGGCGGCTACATCGAAGCCGTTTCCGGCGCTTTCCAGTAAGGAGGACAGTCACCATGATTCAGTGGAAAAAGGACAATCTGCCCACCCGGCAGGAGAAGGAAGCCGCAGCCAAGAAGCAGCAGGAGCATGAACAGCTGCCCGACCGTGTGGCTGAAATGGAAGATGCCCTGTGCGAACAGGACGCGGCCAACGAGAAGCGCTTGACCGACATCGAAACCGCGCTGTGTGAGCTGGACGCAGCGCTGAACAAGGAATAAGGAGGTATCACCATGAACATTATCTGGGCAAACCGCCTGATTGCAGGCACTAAGACTTGGGCAGAGATGCCCGCATCCCGCCGCGTTGGCGTGAAGAAAGTTCTGGCCGAGCGCGTAAAGAAGGGCGAGATCACCGCCGAGGACTACAAGAACATCACCGGTGACGACTATGACGTGGCCTGAGCTGTGTGAGAAGCTGTTGACCCGGCTTGAAGCGCAGGGCGAGAACATGAGCACCGAGCGTGCAGAGTTCGGGGTGCTCATGGTGGACTGTGCCATGCGCGGGTGCGGGGCTGATCCGGGCATGAAGGGAGATGGTAGCAATGGCGATTAAAGCCTATTCGTATGCGAAGGACGGGAACAGAAAGCTCTCCGCAAATTTTGCGGTGAAGGAGTTCCGCTGCAAGGATGGGAGTGACCCGATCTTTATTGACGATGAGCTTGTGACCCTGCTGCAGAAAATCCGGGATCATTTCGGGAAGTCTGTGACGATCACGAGTGCATACCGTACCGCCGCCCACAACAAGGCGGTGAAGGGGGCGACCTACAGCCAGCATTGTTACGGCAAGGCTGCGGACATCCGGGTGCAGGGCGTGGGTGTTGAAGCTGTGGCTGCCTATGCCGAGACCCTACTGCCGAATCGTGGCGGCATCGGGCGCTATCCTGTAAAGGCGGGCCGCCCTGCTGGTTGGGTACATATCGACACCCGCGCGGCAAAGAGCCGGTGGGTAAGCTGAAAGTAGGAGGAAAACAGTATGGAGAACATTCTGAAAGTTTTTCTGATGGCATTCCCTGAATGGCTGGCCTGCATCTTCATGGTGGTCGGCCTTGTGGTCACGGCGCTGGCGGCGGTACGTCTGGGTTACGGCCTTGTGGTCGCAAAGACCGTGTACAAGTGGATCGTCAACGCGGAAGAAAAGTTCGGCGCGGGTGCAGGCGCAGAGAAGAAAGCGCACGTTATCGCGGTGCTGCGCGGCTACACCCCGGACTGGCTGGACTGGGCAATCAATGAGCGGACGCTGGATTGGATCGTACAGCTTGTGTTCGACTTTACCAAGAAGAAGCTCGAAGATTACATGGCAAAGAAATCCGCGGAAACCACCACTGTGGCCCGTTTCGGTAAGGCGGGGGAGGACAAGCGTAATGACTGACGAGGAACTGGAACATCGCCTGACAGCGGTCGAAAACCGTGCACAGAGCAACACCCACCGGCTGGACGAGCTGGGGAAGCTGACCGATGCAGTAAACGGCATGAACACCAATATCAAGTTGACCATCCAGCAACTCGAAAACACAAACAAGAGCCTTGAAATTGTAACGGCTCAAAACAAAAAGCAGGAGGACCGCCTGACCGCGCTGGAAAAAGCCCCCGGAACATTTGGGAACAAACTTTGGTGGGCTGTGATTGCGGCGTTGGTTTCCGGCCTTGTGGCCTATGAACTGACGATGCTTCTGCACTGAAATGAAAATCCCCCGCTGGCATCCTGATGGATTGCTGGCGGGGGATTTTTTGTTTGTCTGGAAGTTTTGCACAAAGGAAATGTGCAAAGTGTGGAAAGTTTGCGAATTGACAACGGTACACCGTATAATTTACGCTTAAAACGAAAATAAACGCCATAGTCGGAAGGAGGAAAACGGCGTGCGAGTGTTCAAACAGCTTACGCTTACAGACCGAATCCGTATTGAAAAGTGGCTGAAAGATGGGCTGAGAGTAAAGGAAATCGCAGACAGGTTGCGGGTTGACCCGTCCACGGTGTACCGGGAATTGAAGCGCGGCAGTTATGACAAGCTGGACGGTAAGACGTGGAAGCTGATTCCTACATACAGCCCGGACATTGCAGAGCAAAGGTATCAGGCACATCTTCGGGAAAAGGGGCCAAACCTTAAAATCGGCAAGGATCATGAGCTTGCAAGCTATATCGAACAGACCATTATAGATAAGGACTGCTCACCGGCTGCGGTGTATGGTTATGCCATGGAAGAAGGACGGACATTCAAAACGCATATATCGGTGCCTACCATATATAGCTACATCAAAAAGGGTGTGTTCCTGAATCTGACACAAAAGGCTCTGCCCAGACATGGCGTGCATAAGGGCGACTATAAAAAGGTCAAAACAAAGAATCCTGCCCGTGCGCCGGCTGGCGAGAGTATCGAAAAACGCCCGGCGGAAGTAAAAGACCGTGAAGAATTTGGACACTGGGAAATGGACACGGTATATTCCGGCAAGAAGAAAAGCACGGTTGCACTGCTGGTACTGACCGAGCGCAAAACCCGGAACGAAAATATTATAATGGTGCCGGATCGCCGTGCAGAGACGACCGTGCAGGCAATCAATGCGCTGGAACGGAAGTTGGGTGCAGAGAAGTTTGGCATCATTTATAAGAGCATCACGGTGGACAACGGCAGTGAGTTTGCATTGGCCGATCAGCTGGAACAGTCCTGCATCACCGGGGATAAGCGGACGAAGGTATATTACTGCCACCCGTATTCTTCCTGGGAACGTGGGAGCAATGAGAATGTGAACGGCATGATCCGCCGCCGGCATCCGAAAGGCACGGACTTCTCAAAGGTCACAGC